GTGAAGCACACATTAAAGATCAGTGTAGCAAAGGAGCCGGCATCGGGCGGCATCGTGAGCTGCCGCAATGTTTCCATGAGGGAGCGCCTCGTGCGCTTCCTTCTTGGGGAGAAGCGGAGGCTGACCATCATCGTTCCGGGCGATTCCGTCCGGGAGCTGGCAATCAGTGAAGTCATGGAAGGAGGAAACGTACATGGGAAAAGTGAAGTTACTGCTTGATGTCATCGGGGATCTGCGCTCCCTTGCAGACAGCCTGCAGGCCGTTGCGGATGCAGTGGCAGACAGCGGTGCGGCAGAGGCGGAGATGACGACCACAAAGGAGCCGGAGGAAACCGGGAAAGCGGTCAGAACCGGGAAGGCCGCCAGGAACACGGCGAAGAAAGATACAAAGACGGCAAAGCAGGAGCCGGAGGAGAAAGTGCTGACGCTGGAGGAAGTCCGTGCGGTGCTGGCGGAGAAGTCCCGCTCCGGACACACGGAGGAAGTGAGGGAGCTGCTTGCAAAGCACGGCGCGGATAAGCTGTCGGAGATCGACCCGGCGGAATACCCTGCGCTGCTTGCGGAAGCGGAGGTGCTGTGATGGGGAGACACGCTTTACTGTCCGCATCCTCCAGCCACCGGTGGCTTGCCTGCCCGCCGTCGGCAAGGCTCTGTGAGAATTACGAGGATACGGGGAGCGAATATGCGCAACAGGGAACCGATGCCCACAGCCTGTGCGAACACAAGCTGAAGCTGTCCCTCGGCATGGACACATCAGACCCGACAGAGGGGCTTGCTTTTTACGATGAGGAGATGGAGGAATGCGCCTGCGGGTATGCGGAGTATGTCCTCTCGCTGGTGGAGGAGGCAAAGCGGGAATGCAAAGACCCGGTTGTGCTGATCGAGCAGCGGCTGGACTTTTCCCGGTATGTGGAGGAAGGCTTCGGTACCGGCGACTGTGTCATTATCGCAGACGGGACGCTGTATATCATCGATTACAAGCACGGCAAGGGCGTGGAGGTTTCCGCAGAGGGAAATCCGCAGATGATGCTGTATGCCCTGGGCGCATTGGAGCTGTTTGACGGCATCTATGACATTGACGCCGTCCGCATGGCAATTTACCAGCCGCGCCGGGAGAATGTCAGCGTGTATGCCATGGCAAAGGATGAACTTCTCCAGTGGGCAAAGGGCGAGCTTTCCGAAAAGGCAAAGCTGGCCTATGCCGGGGAGGGCGAGTTCTGTGCGGGGGAACACTGCCGGTTCTGCAAGGCGAAGGCGGTCTGCAGGAAACGGGAGGAGTACAACCTGGAGCTTGCGAAATATGACTTTGAGATGCCCGCCACGCTGGAGGATGACGAGATTGCGGCAATCCTCGTGAAAGCGGATGAGCTGGCGGCATGGGCGGCGGATGTGAAGGAGTTCGCACTGCAGCAGGCATTAAGCGGCGTGAAGTATGCCGGATTTAAAGTCGTTGAGGGCCGCTCCAATCGGAAGTACACCGATGAGGATGCCGTGGCGGATACCGTGAAGAAGGCGGGATTTGACCCTTATGAGCCAAAGCTCCTGGGTATCACTGCCATGGAGAAGCTGCTCGGAAAGAAGAAGTTTGCGGAGATTTTGAAGGGCCTTGTGGAAAAGCCGCAGGGCAAGCCTGCGTTAGTCCCGGAGAGCGACAAAAGGCCGCCGATGAACACGGCGCAGGAAGATTTCAAGGAAAATTAATCAGGAGGAAAATCATATGTCAAACAATGTCAATAATCCAACGAAAGTGATCACCGGACCGAACACCCGGTGGAGCTACTGCAACGCATGGGAAGCGAAGGCAATTAACGGTGGCACACCGAAGTTTTCAGTGTCGCTCATCATCCCGAAGTCAGACAAAAAGACCATCGCAAAGATTGAGGAGGCAATCAAGGCGGCATACCGTGAGGGCGAGGCGAAGCTGAAGGGGAACGGCAGGAGCGTCCCTGCGCTTTCCGTGCTGAAGACCCCGTTGCGTGACGGGGATACGGAGCGCCCGGATGATGAGGCTTATGCGGATTCCTATTTCGTCAACGCCAACAGCTCCACGGCTCCCGGCATCGTGGATGCGGACCGCCAGCCAATCCTTGACCATTCCGAAGTATACAGCGGTGTGTACGGCAGGGCGAGCATCAATTTCTATGCTTTCAACAGCAATGGAAATAAGGGTATCGCCTGCGGGCTGAACAACCTGCAGAAGATCCGGGACGGGGAGCCGCTTGGCGGCAGGTCTCGTGCGGAGGACGACTTTGCGGATGAAGCCGGGGACGAAGAGGATTTCCTGTCTTAACAGCATAATGAAACACAGCCGCCGGGTGGCGGGGAGCGGGCATCTGCCTTTTCCCTGCCGCCCTTAAGGCGGTGAAAGGAGCTGGTGGAATTGAGGTGTATCAGTATCGATATTGAGTCTTATTCGGATGTGGATTTATCCAAGTGCGGCGTTTACAAATATTCATCCTCGCCAAATTTTGAAATCCTGCTGTTCGGTTACAGCGTGGATGGTGGGGATGTGCGGGTGATTGATGTTGCCTGCGGGGAGGAAATCCCGGCGGAGATACTGGCGGCGCTTTCTGATGAATCTGTCATCAAGTGGGCGTTCAATGCCATGTTCGAGAGGGTGTGTCTGTCAAATTATTTTGGGGAGTGGCTGGAGCCGGAATCGTGGAAATGCTCCATGGTCTGGTCTGCGACGCTCGGTCTGCCTCTGTCTTTGGAAAACGTGGGTGCGGTGCTTGGGCTGGAAAAACAGAAGCTGACCGAAGGGAAAGACCTGATCCGGTATTTCTGCGTCCCCTGCAAGCCGACCAAGGCGAACGGCGGCAGGACGCGGAATCTGCCGGAGCATGACAGGGAGAAGTGGGAGCGGTTCAAGGCATACAACCTCCGTGACGTGGAGGCGGAGATGCAGATACAGCAGAGGCTGTCCAAATTCCCTGTCCCGGATTTTGTATGGGAGGAGTATTGGCAGGACCAGGAGATTAACGACCGGGGCATCGGTGTGGATATGGAAATGGTCAGGAACGCCATCGCCATGGATGGGCGCTCCAAGTCGGAGCTGTCGGCTGCCATGCAGGAACTGACGGAACTGGAGAACCCAAACTCCGTGCAGCAGATGAAGCAGTGGCTTTCGGAGAATGGGATGGAAACGGATTCATTGGATAAAAAAGCGGTGGCGGGGCTTCTGCAGGATGCACCGGAGCCATTGAAAACTGTGCTAACGCTCCGGCAGCAGCTTGCCAAGTCATCTGTGAAAAAATACCAGGCAATGGAGAATGCGGTGTGTGCGGACAGCCGGGCGCATGGGATGTTCCAATTCTACGGGGCCAACAGGACGGGGCGGTTTTCCGGCCGGATTATTCAGTTGCAGAACCTTCCCCAGAACCATATCCCGGATTTGGCGCAGGCGCGGGAACTTGTGAAAGCCGGGGATTTCGATGCCCTTGCCATGCTCTATGAGGATATTCCGGATACGCTCTCGCAGCTCATCCGCACGGCTTTTGTGCCGCAGGATGGAAGGAAGTTCATTGTGGCGGATTTTTCCGCTATCGAGGCAAGGGTGATTGCCTGGATTGCCGGGGAGCGGTGGCGGATTAAGGTGTTCGAGGGCGGCGGTGATATTTATTGTGCATCAGCAAGCCAGATGTTCCATGTGCCGGTGGAAAAGCACGGCGTGAACGGGCATCTGCGGCAGAAAGGGAAGATTGCAGAACTGGCCCTCGGCTATGGCGGATCAGTCGGTGCATTGAAATCCATGGGCGCGCTGGAGATGGGGCTTGCGGAGGAAGAGCTGCAGCCGCTTGTGTCAGCATGGCGGTATTCCAATCCGAGCATCACGGAGTTCTGGTGGGCGGTTGACCGCGCCGTGAAGGAGTGCATCAAAAAGAGGATGCCAACGGAAACACACGGCATCCGCTTCAGCTATGAAAGCGGGATGCTGTTCATCACGCTTTTCTCCGGACGGCGGCTTGCGTATGTAAAGCCGAGGATTGGCGAGAACCAGTTTGGCGGGGAGTCCGTCACCTACATGGGCGTGGGCGGCACAAAGAAATGGGAGCGGCTGGAAAGCTACGGCCCCAAGTTCGTGGAGAATATCGTGCAGGCGGTCAGCCGGGATATTTTATGCTATGCCATGCGGACTTTACGGAACTGCTCAATCGTGGCACACGTCCATGATGAGATCATCATCGAGGCAGACAGGAGGATGTCCCTTCCTGCCGTATGTGAACAGATGGGCAGGACGCCGCCCTGGGCGAAAGGTTTACTGCTCCGGGCGGATGGTTACGAGTGTTCGTTTTACCAGAAGGATTAGGCAGGGGGGTGCATGATGGAACGGCTGCGGATTGAATACGGGACTGGATGCATGGAGCTTATTGTGGAGGCGTTCTTCCCCTGCAAAATGCCGGCGATGAGGAAAGCCGCAAGGCTCATCAATTCATACTGCTCCGATGAAGCAAGGGAGGAGTTGCTTTCGGAACTGCGGGAGCTGGCGAACGGGTATAAGGCTCTTTGCGATATATACAGAGAAACAGAAGAGGCGCTTCCTGCGGATTCCCCGGAGCGGAGGCACTGGAGGGCGCAGTTTAACAAAACGGAAGTCCTCCGCAGAAGGATGGAGGGGAATATCAGATTGATTTCAGGGGGCGGAAAGGGATGAGCAGAGCGGCAATGCAGGGGTGCAGGGCGCACGGCGACTGTTTTGCAAACAGGGGCGGCGTCTGCACCTGCTTAAAGGACAATGACTTTGGCGGGAGGGACTGCCCGTTTTACAAGCCTGCGGACACAGTCCGGAAAGAACAGCGCAGGCAGAATGGAGGTATGGTTGATGGGAATCAGCAGATATAACAGCGAGGGATACAGCGACCCGACGAGCCATGCGGCGTTATCGGGTATCAGGAAGGAGGAAAGGGCGGCGAAGTGGGCATACCGGCCGCTTGTCTATATATGCTCCCCGTTTGCCGGGGACAGGTCAGGCAACACGCAGAAAGCAAGAAGGTACAGCAGGTTTGCGGTGAAGAACGGCGCGATCCCGTTCGCCCCGCACCTGCTCTTTCCGCAGTTTTTGGATGATGGGAAGCCTGCGGAGCGGGCAATCGGCATGTTCATGGGTATGGTGCTTTTGGGGAAATGCGAGCAGCTATGGGTGTTCGGCAGCACCATATCCACAGGGATGGCGGCGGAAATCGAGAAAGCGGAAAAGCGGGATATGCCGGTCCGTTATTTCACAGAAAATTGTGAGGAGGTTGGATTATCTTGAAAATGACATTTTACACGGCGAACTGCAGGGGGAACGCAAAGAACAGCCTTTATCCCAACAGGCGTGTCATTGACAATGAGGATGACTGCATGGAAGTGGCAGCGTTCGACCATGTGTGCGCGGAATTCAAGGGCTGCCGCAGGAGCTGGGATAACTTCCTCTCCTGCGATGTGGACGTGATGGACTGCGACAACGGCCATTCCGACAATCCGGCGGACTGGATTCATCCGGAAGATTTGGAAGGGAAAATCGGGAAGGATGTGGCGTTTGTTGTAGTGCCGAGCCGCAACAATATGAAGCCGAAGGAGGGGAAGTCTGCAAGGCCGAGGTTCCATGTGTACTTCCCGCATGATCCAATCACAGATGGAGAGGCGTGTGCGGCTTTGAAGAAAGCCATACAGCAGGAGTTTCCGTTTTTCGATGCCAAGGCTCTGGATTCCGCACGGTTCATTTTCGGTCATCCGGCGGATTCTATCCTCTGGCATGAGGGCGAGATTACCATCGACTGCATCGTGAAGCCGCAGGGCGGCAGGGAGATACCGCAGGGGCAGAGGAACGCCACCATGTCCCATTTTGCGGGGCGCGTGGTAAAGCGGTACGGCGCGACGGAGCGGGCGCATGAGATTTTCATGGAGGAGGCGGCGAAGTGCAATCCGCCTCTGGAGGATGCGGAGCTTGCCATGATCTGGCAGAGCGCCTGCCGCTTTGCGGAGAAGGTGCAGGGGCAGGAGGGCTATGTGGTGCCGGATGCTTATAATGACGAGTTCGGGCGGGAATCGCTGAAGCCGGGGGACTATTCCGATATCGGGCAGGCAAAGGTGCTGACCAGGGAATACGGCGTGGAGCTTCGGTATACGGCGGCCACAGACTATTTGCGTTTCTGCGGCCAGTATTGGGTGGAGTCCAAGCAGCAGGCAGTGGGCGCGGCGGAGGAGTTCCTCGACCTGCAGCTTGCGGATGCCAAGGATGAAATCGCCCGGACAAAACAGGCGCTTATGGACACCGGCATTTCAGAGGATGCCATCACCTCCGGCGGCAAGGCACTGGAAAAGAAGATCAGCGGCGGGCAGATGGATGCCTACCTTGCGTATATGTCCGCCCAGGCGTATAAGGCGTTCGTGATGAAACGCAGGGACATGAAATATGTGGTGTCGGCACTGCAGGCGGCAAAGCCGATGCTGGAGATTAGCGTTTCCGACCTGGATAAAGACGGCTTTCTGCTGAACACGCCGGACGGTACCTATTACCTCCCGGACGGTCTGGAGGGGAAGCGTGACCACAGCCCGGAGGACTATATCACGAAAATAACGGCGGCAGCTCCTGGTGATAAAGGGGAGAAACTGTGGCTGGATTCTTTGGACACTATTTTTTGTGGCGATTCGGAGCTGATTGACTATGTGCAGCAGATTGTGGGCATGGCGGCGGTGGGGCGCGTCTACATGGAGGCGCTGATTATTGCCTATGGGGAGGGAAGCAACGGCAAATCCACGTTTTGGAACACCGTAGCCCGTGTGCTTGGCACCTACAGCGGGAATATGTCTGCGGATGCGCTGACGATGGGATGTAAGAGGAACGTAAAGCCGGAGCTTGCCGAGGCAAAGGGCAAGCGGCTGCTTATCGCATCCGAGCTGGAGGAAGGTGTGCGCCTGAACACGTCCATCATCAAACAGCTCTGTTCCACGGATGAGATTTTTGCGGAGAAAAAGTATAAGGACCCGTTTTCCTTCACGCCGAGCCATACCCTTGTGCTGTACACCAACCATCTGCCGAAGGTGGGTGCGATGGATTCCGGCATCTGGAGAAGGCTGATTGTGATCCCCTTCAATGCAAAGATTACCGGGAGACATGACCGGAAGAACTATGCGGATTATCTTGTAGAAAACGCCGCGCCTTATATCATGGCGTGGATTATTGAGGGCGCGAGGAAAGCCATAGGGAACAATTTCAGGATACCCCTTCCAAAGTGCGTGGAGGATGCCATAGCGAAATACAGGCAGGACAATGACTGGCTTGGGCATTTCCTTGCCGACTGCTGCGAACTTGGGGAGCCTTACGAAACGGGATCGGGGAAGTTTTATTCTGAATACCGCGCTTACTGTGCGAGGGTGGGCGATTTTGTCAGAAGCACTACGGAATTTTATAACGCCGTGGAACAGCGCGGGTTCAGGCGGGTGAAGAAGAAACACAGTATGTGGGTTCTTGGATTGAGGCTGTTGGAGAGCGACTTTTCAGAGTGA